ATTATTTAACAACAACTTCTTCTAATTATTCATTGGGGTCTAGTTCTGCCTTCACATTTGAATTTTGGTATCGTTTTGATGATTTTTTAAGTAGTCCAGCAACTATATTTGATTATTATGATGGTTCGGGGAACAACATCAATAAATTAGCTGTAACTTCATCAAATGTATACTTATATAATGCACAGGCCAATGCCAATATTTTGGCATACGCATTCGAGCATCAGGCAAATATTTGGTATCATTTTTGTTGGACAAGGGATGCTTCTAATAATCATGTTTTTTATATTAATGGCCAACAAGTAGGCACATCAACTTCCTCAACTAATTTAAATGGCGAAATACTCGATTTTGGTAGACGCGCCGGAACATATAACAATACTTTTATGAAAGGGCATTTATCTGATATTTCTTTAATCAAAGGTTCTGTCACAAGAACATCTAACTTCACTCCACCAACTGCTCCACTATCTTCATCTGGCACAGAATTACACATCAAAGGCACAGATGCTTCGATCATAGATAAATCACAAAGTTCTAACCTAAAGCTGGTTGGGAATACTACTGGTTCAACTACTCAGGCTAAGTTTAGCAATACTAAGTCAATGTATTTTGATGGTTCTGGGGATCGTGCCACAGCTACTGGAGTTACAGATTTAGGTGATGATTTTACTATTGAGTGTTGGGTTTATTCTACTGCGACAGGAAATAGAGGTATTGTTTCATCTATAGATAATGTTGGGAATTGGGGCAATAACGGCTATTGGTCTTTTGGTATTTATGGTGGCAATCCGCAACTACAAATAGACGGGGGTAGTTACTCAGGCGCTAGTACATCCCTGTCAGCTAATCAGTGGGTGCATATAGCAGTCACAAGAACAAGTAACACTATTCGGTATTTTATTAATGGAACCCGTGATAGTACGACTTTTTCTAATAGCCTAACTTTAAAAAATCCTTCTGGAATTGTTATCGGGTCTTCTCCCAACAATAACTATATCTATAACTATACTGGCTACATTCAGGATTTAAGGATCGCTAACGAGTGTAAATACACTGCAGCCGATGAAAGCGCCAATATTCCAACAGCCCCACTAGAGGGGTAGATATGATAGATATCTACATAAACTATCTAAAAACAATAGATAAACAAATGGGCACTGCATTCGAGTATTCCTACAAAAAAATTATGTGGAATTGTTTGAATGAGTTTGAAAAACCATTAATGAAATCAGTTTTTATAAATGGCAGACAGTGGAGAAAATTCAAAGATAAATTCTTGACTGTCAATCGATAAAAGGATAAGATTTAAAAAGCATAAATAGTCATATAAACCAAGAGGTATGACTATGGCAACTGTATCATCTAGAACACAATTCAAAGATTACTGTCTACGTAGACTCGGCTCACCTGTTATCCAAGTGAATGTTGCCGACGAGCAAGTTGATGACAGAATTGATGATGCGTTAGAATATTACCGCGATTATCACTATGATGCGGTAGAAGATATTTATTTAAAACACCAAATAACATCTACAGACATTACAAACGGTTGGATTCCAATAACTGATTCTATTATTGGAGTAAAAAGGGTATTACCTTTATATCTTGGTGATGATGCAAATAGTATCAATATGTTTGATATTCGATATCAGATGTTTTTAAATGATGTGTATAATCTTTCATCTACGGAAATGTTAACCTACGAATTAACACAATCACATATCCAACTTATCAATGAGATGTTGGAAGGGCATGTGCCAATTAGATATAACAGACACCAAGATAAACTACACTTGGACATTGATTGGACAAATGGTGTGAAAGAAGGCGAGTATATTATTGTAGAAGTAAAAAGAATTTTAGACCCAGATGTTTATACAGATGTTTGGAATGATAGATGGTTAAAAAGATACGCAACAGCACTAATCAAAAAACAGTGGGGAGAAAATGTTTCCAAGTATGAAGGCATTACAATGCCTGGTGGAGTTAGTTTTAATGGACAAAGGCTTATTGATGAGGCCAATGAAGAAATCAGACAACTTGAAGAAGAAATGTCGTTAAGTTACGAGTTACCAGTTGATATAATGATAGGATAATTTTATGCCAGTTAATCCATACTTTAACCAAACAAGTTACACGCAAGAACAAAACTTGGTAGACACTTTACTACAAGAGTCTATTCAGATTCACGGGCAAAACTTTTACTACATTAAAAAGACAAAGGTAGACGAAGATACTATTTTTAACGAAGATACATTATCAAGATATGAAGATGCAACATTGATTGAAATGTATATCGAGGATGCAGAAGGTTTTGGTGGAGAAGGAGATTTCTTATCTAAGTTTGGACTCGAAGTTAGAGACCAATTGAATGTACTTGTATCTAAAACTAGATGGGAAGAAGAACACCCAACATATTTGACACCAAAAGAAGGTGATTTACTTTATTGGCCTTTGGTTGATAAAATCTTTGAAATCCAATTTATCGAAGATGAGGTCAATTTTTATCAGTTAGGTAAGACTTACGCATATAGATTACAAACAGAAACATTTGAATATTCACACGAAGATTTTGATACTGGTATCACAGAAATTGATGATGTTGAAGCAGAAAGACAATACTCAGTAGACTTGACTATGGGTACTGGTACTGGTGAATTCCAAGTTGGTGAGATTGTATATCAAGGTGCAAGTTTTGAAACAGCAGTTGCATCTGGTGCAGTATTGAGTTGGAATAATGGTACAAAAGTATTGAGATTAAACAATCTTACAGGTAGTTTTAATCAAAATACAAATACGATTGGTGTTACTAGTGGTGCAAATTATCTATTGGGTGCAACACAACAATATGTTTATGTTGAAGATAAAACCGTTGATAATAATGAGTTTAGAGCAGATGGTGATGAAGTTGTTGACTTCTCAGTTACAAATCCATTTAGTGAGGGTTACTAATGTTAGGAGTTACACCACAGTATAGAAACACAATCAGAAATTATGTTATTGCGTTTGGTACAATTTTTGATGATATTACTATACAAAGAAAAAATAGCTTAGGCGAAGTAAAGCAACTTATAGAAGTTCCACTTGCATATGGGCCAGGTCAGAAATATTTGTCCAGGCTCGATGCACAATCTCAAAGTAACGAAGTTGCAATCACATTGCCTAGAATGAGTTTTGAAATCTCATCCATGACATACGACTCAACACGAAAGAGAAGTAAAGTGCGTGGAATTAGAAATCAAAATAATGCAGATGTTTTAAGTGCAAACTTTGTTTACAATCCAGTACCATATGATATCGGATTTACTTTATCCATCATGGTTAAAAATGCAGAAGATGGTACGCAGATATTGGAACAGATTTTACCATTTTTCACACCATCATTCACAATTCCTATTAAAGAGGTTGAAGAATTTAATCTAACTACAGATGTACCTTTAATATTAGATTCTATCGATGTACAGGATGAATATGAAGGTGATTATCTTACTAGAAGGGCCCTTATCTGGACACTATCCTTTACAATGAAAGGACAAGTTTACGGCACTACTGCAAGTAAAAATATTATTAAGTCTGCAATCACTAACATTAATGACCTTGATGATAAGACAGAACAATTCTCATCAGCTACAGTTCCTAGTGATTTCGGGTTTGGGACGGACATTCCTTAATGGAGTTTTGAAATGACAAATGATGTAAATGATAAATTAAATGAATTCTTGGAAGTAAATACAGAGATAAAAAGTACGAAACCGCCAGTGGTAAAAAAACCTGCACCAGTGGAACATTATGATGTTTCTAAGGAAAGAGATAGAGAAATTCAAGATGATTATGAATTTCGTAGAGAGACATTATATCATTTGATTGGGAAGGGCCAAGACGCATTAGAAAATTTAATGCATGTTGCAAAAGAAAGTGACCACCCAAGAGCATACGAAGTTACAGGACAGTTAATGAAAACAACTGCCGATTTAGTTAAGGATTTAACTCAATTACAAATTGAAATGAATAAGATACAAAATGAAAAAGATGGCACTGGCCCTAATAAAGTCGTAAATAACAATTCTGTGTTTGTTGGTGATACCAATGAATTTTTAGAAATGTTAAAAGGTAAAAATAGAGAATGAGTGAATTCTATAACAACAATCCAAATCTTAAATCTGCTGGAATACAAATCCAGTGGACAAAAGAGCAGGCAGAAGAATATGTAAAGTGTATGGAAGACCCAATATACTTTATTAAAAAGTATGTCATGATTGTTAACTTGGATAGGGGATTAATCAATTTTGATTTGTATCCATTCCAAGAAAAAATGGTTAATAGTTTTTATGACAATCGTTTTACCATTTGTAAGATTGGTAGACAGTCTGGTAAATCAATTACATGTATTGCATTCTTTTTGCATTATATTTTATTCAACAAAGATGTTTCCGTTGCACTACTCGCAAACAAACTTGCAACTGCAAGAGAATTATTGGGTAGATTACAAATGGCATATGAACATCTACCTAAATGGTTACAACAGGGGGTTGTTACTTGGAATAAAGGTAATATTGAATTAGAAAACGGTGCAAAAGTAATGGCCGCGGCGACATCATCTAGTGCAATCCGTGGTGGTTCTTTCAACGTACTTTTCCTAGACGAATTTGCATTCGTACCTAACGAAATTGCAGAAGAGTTTTTTAACTCTGTGTATCCTACAATTTCATCTGGTCAGTCTACAAAAGTTATTGTTGTTTCTACACCACAAG